TAGACACCATGCACTGTCCGGACACCAACAGGTACCTGTCAGAGGACTACACCTTTTGCAGACGTTGGCAGAAGCTGGGTGGTAGCATATGGCTAGATCCACGAACACAATTGAGCCATTGGGGTGGTCACACCTACAAGGGAAACATATCTAAAATATTTCAGGCTGGTTCCGTAGCTACCAAGAAGTAATAAAAAACCCTGTTGCCGCGAAACAACAGGGTTTTTACTATTTTCAAGGAGTATAACGTAATATGCCAATCACGTTCATACACTGTGTAGTTGCTACACAGTTAAATATATTTATCAAACAGCAAGAAAAGGAACTAAAATGCCGGCAAAAAAGACGAAAAAAGTAGATGACAACTACACAAACATACTGAAAGATTTTAGTAATCAATACTTCGACAGAGAGATACAACACGCCCATGATCTATTTCATGACGATGCTTGGCCAAAATCCGAAGATCCACACTACGTAAAGAAAGCAACATTTTTGATCAACGCCAGGAAAGCACACCTTATGCTATTGAAGACCATGGCACAACACATATCAGGTGTGGTAAATGCAACAGGATCAAATGATGAAGGTAGCAAACAGGAAGCGGACAAACTGTTACAACAAGCAATGCAAAGGATGACACAGCCAAAAGCAAATGAAAAAGAGTAATGCGTATACCATTCAAAGTATTTTTAGATACACAGAATATACTGTCAGGATATGACACGCCTGCATTACACCAGGACATAGCTGACTGGATAGAAAAAACACAGGACGATCCGAGACGTATATTGCAAGTGTTTAGACACGCAGGCAAAAGTTACATACTTTGTTGTTACATAGCGTGGCGGTTACTCTGCGACCCAAACTACACCTGCATAATCATATCAGCAAAACAGAATTTAGCACTGCGTAACAGTATGATGATACGTAGTATCATAGAAACAAATCCATTGACAGCACACTTGAAAAGTGAATTTGAACAGTGGCAAGCAAAAAGTTTTACTGTGGATAGGGAACATATACAACTGAACCCATCTGTAACAGTTTCTAGTTTACAAAGTTCGTTCACTGGGATGCACAGTACCGAGATAATTGGTGATGATATTGAAGTATCACAGAACGTACTAACAGAAGATGCGAGAGATTTTATCAAAGACAGGGTGCAAGAGTTTGGTAAGATAGCAAAGAGAATATTCCTTACAGGCACACCACACCATGAAGACACGATATACGCACACTGCAAAAGCATAGGTTATGAACACGAACTAAAAATACCTGTTTACAATGAAACAGGAAAGTTAGCTTGGCCTGATCACGCAGATGGGATGTTTACTTGGGATTGGATAGATAGGCAAAGACGTGAAAGTACAGAAGGTGATTTTAAATCACAGTTCTTATTGATACCCAGCAAAACTTATGAAGCACTTATGGATATGGACAAGATACAAATGTACGAAGAAGAACTTACAATACAACATCTACCACAACCATTTGGCGGTTATCTACCAGTGGTGCGTATAGGAAAAAAACGTATAACAAGACTGTGTGCGGCTTGGGATCCTGCAACAGGTTTGAGAGGGCGTGATCAATCAGTGTTAGCCATATGTGGAAGAGATGAAGATAACTCTGTTTATGTACACGATGTTATAGAACTTGATGCGGCAGAAAAGAAAGACTTTCAGTTGCAATGTGAACAGATAATACAGGCGTGTGATAGATACAAAATAGGACACGTTTTTGTTGAAGAAAACTTTTCGCCAACGTTACAGAATGAACTGCGTAGAGTAGCAGTAGATAAGAAAAAGAAAGTGGTCGTCATGCCAGTGTTTAGACAAAAGAACAAACTTAACTTTATGGCACAACAGTTAGAACCAGTTGTAAAAGTTGGACGTATGAAAGTGCATACCAGAGTAAAAGAAGATTCACATTTCTTGAGTCAGTTACAAGAATTTCCATACACAAGATTCGATGACTGTATTGACGCGGTAGCAGAAGCAATCAGTCACTTGCCAGAACCAATGACAGATGTGAGCAAGATACCAATGATACAATCACCGATCGGAACAGGAGGCGGAAAAATTGCTAATATCACCGCATAAATTTGTATAATAAATAAATACTAATACGCACACGCACACGCACGAAAGAGAACAAGGATCAGATATGAAAATTTATAACAAGATTGTTTGGGACAAAGATGGCAACGTCATAGAAGAAGATTCATATGAGTACAATGGCCCGGTAGCATACGCAATGGGTAGAAGACCGAGTCCTCAACCAAAACCAGAACCAACACCACCACCTCCAAAACCAAAACCAGAACCAGAACCAGATCCAATTGAAGAAGAGGCAGAAGCAGTTGCAGAAGCAACAGCAGAATTGGAAAAGGAAGAAACACAAAGAAAGAGAAGATCAGGTAGAAGAGGTTTGACAACAGGATCACCTTTAGGATATGATCAACCTTTCATAGGTAACAGAAGGAGTCTTCTATAATGGGATTCATGAAACCAAAAATGCCTGCACTACCAGATCCGGTTGAGACGGCGAGAGCACAGGCAAGAGCACAAGCAGAGATTGAAGATGAAAAAGCTGTAGCGGCGGCCGAAGAAGCGGCCAAAGAAGAAGCAACAGCTTACAAAAGAAGAGCGGCGAAACGTGCTTCAAGAAACCGATTGATTAGAACAAGTCTACTTGGACCAGAACAAGAATTTACTGGAACAAGAAGAAGTATGTTGGAATAGATTATGGATTACACACAGCTGATTATTCAAAAATTGAACAAAGCCAAAGCGGCTCGTAGCAAACACGAAGACGAGATTAGCGAAGCATATCAGTACACGTATCCAAACAGAGATGTGTGGCGAACGTACGAAGGTACGACAGACAGAACAAAACTGTTTGACGCCACCGCCAGTGACTCAGTGCAAAACTTACTATCAACAATATTAACCTTGCTGATCCCACAAAACCAACAATGGGGTTATATTGGCGTGCGTGATGATAAGAAAGACACTGTGGGTGCTGACATTAGACGTGTGTTAGACAACAGCAACAAGATGTTATTCAAGACAATCAGGGAAAGCAGTTTCTATGTTTCAACATCAGAAGCATTGCTTGATGCCATAGTTGGCGGAACAGGTTGCCTTGCGATATACAACAACCCAACAGGTTTTGATTTTGTCAGTGTACCAACAAGCCAACTGTATTTCTTGACTGACTACAAAGACAACGTTGACACAGTGTTCAGAGAACACTATCTTGACGCACAATATCTTTTTGAAACATATGGTGAGTTTGATGGTGAGATTGCACAAATGGCACACAAGGCACCGGAAACAAAAATACCAGTGTTAGAAAGTGTTTGCAGATTGACAGGTGACAAGCAACTGACTTACAGAACATACGTTACAAAAAACAACGTGTTAGTTGATGAACAACCAGTAGTGGCAAATCCTTTCATAGTGTTTAGGTTTGCAAAAACATTAGGTGAGACATGGGGTGAAAGTTTAGTACGTGCCGCACTACCACATATAAGAACTGTGAATGAAGTGGCAAAATTAATTTTAACACAGGCTTCATGGGCAGGATTAGGTGCTTTCCAAACATCAAGTGACACAACAGTAAACTACAGCAATATGAAATTGGAACCAGGTAATGTAATCACAGTGGATCAACCTTTACAACCTATACCTTTCCCAGGTAACTTTAGTTTGACGAACGCAACGTTAGAAGACCAAAGACAAGCAATCAGAACTATGTTGTTAAATGATTCTATGGCACCTTTCCAAACACCAACGTATATGACAGCAACTGAAATACAGTTACGTCAAAATGAATTTTTCAGACGTATGGGACCATATGGACTTAGATTAGAAAATGAATTTTTGAAACCTCTGTTGAGAACACTTGTAAAAAAATTACAGAACAGAGGACTCATACCAGAGTATGTCAGAGAAGATGGCGAAACATTTGAAATAATTGTAAACAGTGCTGTGAAAAAAGGAATGGCACAAGCTGAGATTACAAGAGATTTACAATTAGTACAAGCTGTCAGTAGCTTAGGTGGACAAGCATTACAACTTATTGATATGCAAAAGCTGGCCAGAAAAATATTACGTGATGGTGACGCTTCTCCTGAGATTATTAGAACTGCAAGAGAGCTTGAACAATTGGCTGAACAACAAGAACAACAACAACTTTTTAACCAAACTGCACAGATCATAAATGAACAATTACAACAACAAAGCCAACCACAACCAGGACAAACTCCACCAACCACAACGTAAATTAGTCACAGGTTACGACTATGACAACCCAAATGGTAGAGCTGTATTAGACCAAATGGCAGTGAGCTATGTAGAACAATACTACAAGCCATACAGTGACAGGTTCCTGAACACGCTGATAAGATTGGAAACACAACCTTTAGGTTACAGCAGGGGTTATGAAGTTGATAGCAAACTGCAAGTGCTGTTATGTGCGACCATAGATGAGAACTGGTGGTTAGATAGAAAAGATTGTCACATAGTTTGCATACTCAAGGACGCAAAATGTCCACAAGAATTAGTAAAACTGTTGCTCCATGACTGTGAAGAATGGAGTAGACAAAATGGTGCAACCAGTGTAAATATACACAGTTGGAATGACAGACCAGCATACGACAGATGGTGTGACAGACTGGGATACAAGCCAACACAAAAAACATATACAAAGGAACTGAAATGAAAAAAGCAGATGAACTGAGATTACACTATCAAAGAGTTTTTAGCACGGACCAAGGCAAAGCCGTGTTAGATGATTTAGAGAGAATTGCCAACCAACTGCGGGTATCAGCAGACAATCCAAACCCATATGCGTGTGTGTACAAGGTAGCACAACAAAGCCTACTGAAGCGTATATACAATATGCTAAACGTTGAAACACAATCGCAACTACAAAACTTACTCAAAGGAACAGAAAATGGAACAAAATAACACAGAACAAACACCAGCAGAGAACACACAAGCACCTGCTGAAACAACAACACAAGAAAACACAACCAACTTGTTAGGTGAGACAACTGAACAGCAAACTGAACAGCAAGTGAATCCTGACAGGCCTGAATGGTTACCAGAGAAATTTAAATCACCAGAAGACTTTGCAAAGAGCTACACGGAACTTGAAAAGAAGTTGGGCTCAGTGCCAAAGGCGCCTGACCAATATGACTTTAGCTTTACCAAAGACATTGGCCTGAATGACATGAGTGAAGAACAGAACACTGAAGTACAAACTATGTTCAAGAATCTTAACTTGACACAGGAACAAGCAAAAGGTGTCATGGGAATGTACAACGATGCTATGAAAGATTATCAAGCACAAGTTGAAGAACAGACAGGACCAAAGACGGACATAAGCGTGGAACAATCGAGACTGAAGAAGATGTGGGGCAGTGACTATGACACTAACCTACAAGCAGTGAGAGAAGTTTCAAACAAGTTAGGCAAAGGCGTGGTGTACCAACCACTCACTGACACTGCCGAAGGTATGCAACTGTTGTTAGATTACTACAATGGCAACAAGGAAGCAAACCCTATAGGAGCCACAGGATCAACAAATCCTACACAAGATATTAGAGCCAAGATAAGTGAAATGAGAAATGACCCCAAGTACAGATTACCACAAGGTGACGCTTTGGGTGACTCACACAGGGCAGAGATATACAGGCTTTACCAATTGCTTGAACGTGGACAGAGATAATGCCACGTTGGCCCCGTGAAAAGGACAAGATAATAATGGTGCAGAGCGGCAAGAGTGCTGTGACACTGTGGACACATCTTATAGAACAAACAGAAAAAACACCGGGGCCATATCAGCAATTTTGTCTGAAATATCTTCATGAAAAATTTTGTCAACAATGGCCAAAACAGTATGCTAAAACATATGGTAAGAGTACGCAACCAACCGATACAGAAGCAGATGGTAAGGTGGTGTGCAAACAACTGTGAACACAGATGGACCGTGTTCTTGGGTTGGGACTTTATGGAATGGCGCTTTGAACAACACAGAGATGCTGTGTGGTTTGCGTTGCGATGGAGCGAACTATGAAAAAACAACAGAAGTTAAGCGTGTTATGGACAGTGTATCACACCATATTGGCAGTTGAACTTGCTATAATCATAGCAATTGAACTGATAGAGCTGTTACAAAATATCGCCTGAGTATCCAAGAATCGCCTGAGTATCCAAGAATCTCCTGAGTATCCAAGAATCTCCTGAGTATCCAAGAATCTCCTGAAACAAAAAAATCTCCTGAAAGTTAAATATTGATAGAGGGACGATGGGGGACACTGGGACCAAAGGGATCTTCGGATCCCTTTATCCCTTTAGGACAATCAATTATTTCTATACTCTTCGAGTGCTTTTTCTACGTCACCATACCACTCACTGAACTGATCACGAAACTCTTCATCTCGATCAACCCAATACCATATGCTGTCTATGGTGTCATCATCTTGTTCATACAACAGATCAACGAAGTATCCTTGCTGTAGTTGGCTGGCTTCTTCTTGCTTTGTCTCATTTTCACCGGCCGCGACCCACTGATGATAAGCGTCATCGTGTGCTGATTCATTAAGCTCATTGATCCGATCCCAACACCACTCACGTGGCTGTACATCTCGCTGTAGCCTCTTGATCAGCTGATCGTGTTTTCTATCCTTGTCCATCCAACACCCCCATCCTCGCGAGCCTACGCCAATTGTAGTTGCAGTTCAACGCGACCAGTTCAGCGGCTTCTACGCCCTGGCTCTCTAGATACTGGACGAACCTATCCCGGCTGTTGTCCGTCATCTCGTAGTCCATACACACAGTACGACAACGATCAACGAAAGCTGGGTCTTTCCGGTCTAGATGCTGTAAGTTGTTTGTGGTGAATATCCAACGCACATTGTTACAGAACCTATCAAGCACACCCTTGAGCCTCTTTATGGCCACGTCACCCAAGCAGTCCACTTCATCGTATATGACCAAGCGATCCTGGTAGCCATCGCATATGACCCACTGGTTCTCGAGTGTGCTGACGATGTGATCCAAGTCAGCTGTGCTGTTGTGTTCACCACCATTGTACTGGAACAGATTCATCTGATCAACACCGAGCTGATCGGCTATCACATTCGCTAACGTGGTCTTACCGGTGCCTGGCGGGCCATACAACAGCACGTTGTCCCTCAGCTGACCCGCTGACACCTGTTTGACCAAGCTGTCACCCTCGACAGCATCTGGCCAAATTATGTCTGATATTTTACTGGG